ATCAATAGTAGAACAAGCAAAAAGTAAAGAAATATATTTTTGTGGTATACCTTTTACACAATTATACAACGAAATAGATGGCAGATATCAAGCATGTTGTTTTGCAGAAGCTGATAAAATTAGTACCATAAAAAATACTTCATTAAAAGACTGGATGAATAAAAGTGCTTACATGAATGTATTGAGAGAAGAAATGACAACACCAGGTTCTGATCTAAAGTTTGTTAAGAAATTTTGTAAAAGATGTGTTACAGACGAAGAAAAATATGGTAGGTCCAGAAGAACAAACTGTTTAAAAATACATACAAACAATAGTGTTTTTTGGGATGACATTGAGCATATAACAGATAGATTTAGAAAAACAGGTGAATACAAACTTGATAGAAGGGTTTTAGAAATACAATTAAAGATATATGGCTCAGAGTGTAATTTAGATTGTTTTATGTGTCTTCATGCTAACTCAACTACAAGAATGAAAGTAGCTGAAGGTGGTGTATGGAATCAAAAAGTATGGACTGAAGAAAACGCAGGTATTCAAATACAAGAGTCAAACGAATTAAAATCAAAGTATAAGTTAGTAGGACCTAAACTAAAAAAAGTATTAGAAGATAATACACCTGGTTCAATAGAACAAATACTAGAACTAGCACCTTATACACGTAGTATAAAAATCATAGGTGGTGAGCCTCTTATTATGAAAAGACAATATGAGATGTTACAGGCACTAATAGATAGTGGCGATTCAAAAGAAATTATAATAAAATTTCAAACAAACATGACTAAAATGGCTAGAGGTAAACATAATATATTTAAATTTATACCACACTTTAAACTTGTAACTATGGTCGCTTCTGTAGATGGTATAGGTAAAACTATTGAGTACATGAGAAGAAGAACAGATTGGCCTGAACTAGTTGACAATATAGAACAAGTTAAAAAATATCCTAACGCAGTCGTAGATTTTAATGGTCTAGTTTCTTTTTTAAGTGTTATGAGATTTTACGAAGTTGTAGATTGGTGTAAAGACAATCCTGTTATAGATCAAATCAATTGGGCAATGTTAGAAAACCCTAAACACTTTGCAGTACATAACTTGCCTAAAAAATTAAAATTAGAACTAATAATAAAATATTCAAAGTTTCCTGACATTGTAGCTGCGTTAGAAAAAGAAAACGATTCAGATGTAAATATACAAGATACATTTCAATACTTTTTACAACAAGATAGATACTATGTTGGCACTAAATGGGAATCACATTTGTTTGATGTTTTTCCTGAACTAAAAGAATTTTACGATCCTAATTATGTATCGCCAGATGAATTAGATAAAAGGATGCAAACTGAATTGAAGAAAGGTATAGAAAAGGTCTATGAAGAAGACTTATTAACTTAATATATACTATAACAATATAATGGAGATCATATGACATTTGACGAACTACAGGCACTCGCCGATAAAGACCTAAAAATAAATGATACTGAACTTGATTTAGAATCATTAAAAACACCACAACTACATAACAAGTATATGAAGTTTCATAATCAATATACTAATCTATTAAAGAAGTCTGAACAAGACTTGGCAAGATTAACAAGAGAAAAATGGGAATACTATACAGGCAAAGCAGACCCTAGTGTGTATCAAGTAAAACCTTTCAATCTAAAAATATTAAAACAAGATGTTGACAAGTATCTTAAATCAGATGACGAACTTATTAAGTTAGACCAAAAAGTAACTTATGTACAAAGTGTTGTTGACTACCTAGATAGAACAGTTAAGATTATCTCTAATCGTGGCTTTCAAATTAAGAACGCTATAGATTGGCGTAAGTTTACATCTGGAGTTATCTAAAGTGAAGTATTTGATAGTTAGTGGAGATAGCAATACAACAGATGACTTTGATTCTATATCTCATCCTGATAAGAACTTTAGTTATAAAAAGTGGCCTACATTACTAGGAGAGAAACTAGGCATGAAAGTTATTAATCTGGCTGGTGCAGGACAAGGCAATGAATTTATCTATACAACTATACGAGATGAAATAGTTAAGATAGAGGATAAAAATCAAATTGGTTTAGTTATTGCTGCTTGGACAGAAGCGCCAAGGAGAGATTTCAAAAAGTTTATTTCCATCTTTAACTATTGGAGCGACATGGCCGTGTCGCCATGGTCATCACTACGAATTGATACACATGGTACTCTACCGTGGTGGGTTGATAGGTCTTTAGGATATTATTTAGATTTTGAAATTTTGTGTGAACGATACAATATACCTTATGTTCAATTTCAAATGATAGAACTTTTTGAAGATTATTTAAAAGGTTATTCAAGTCAAACAGAAAAACATCATGGAGCAGATCCTGATAAACAAAAAAAATATCCAGGAATAAAAAAAAAAGACGAAGAACTTGCATTAAAATCTATAATGAAATATAAGAAAAAATTAGATACATCTAAATTTATGGGATGGCCTCCAGTCAAAAAATTAGGAGGATGGACATTTAAAGATCAACTTGATTTATGGTATGATAAAAACTCACCAAGGAGAGTATCTACCTTAGATGACCACCCGAATGAACTAGGACATATCGCTATTTGTAATAAACTAATTATGTTGTTACAGGAATATAATATATGCAAAACATCATAGTTGACAAGGTCAATGACGTGTACCTACGTATTGACGCAGACGCAAGCATCCGTAGAGAGTTATCAGATTATTTCTCATTTGAAGTACCTGGTTACAAGTTTACACCTCAATTTCGTAATAGAGTTTGGGATGGTAAAATACGGTTATACTCGTATGCTACAGGTCAATTATATGTTGGATTGTATCCTTACTTAAAAGACTGGTGTAAGAAGAAAGATGTACATATAGTCGAATCTAGTGAAATCCTTGCACATAGCAACGTCACAGCCGCCGATATAGACGGCTTAATCAAGTCTTACGATCTGTCTATCACTCCGAGGGACTATCAAATCAATGCTTTTAAATTTGCACTAGAATATGAAAGAGGACTAGTTTTATCTCCTACTGCCTCTGGTAAATCACTTATTATATACATGCTTGTCAGGCACTATATGAACATGATAAACAACAATATTCTAATCATTGTACCAACAACATCACTAGTAGAACAATTATACAAAGATTTTAAAGACTATGGTTTTGATGTAGAAACAAATGTCAGTAGAAAATATCATGGCTATGATATAGATGAAGATAAACGTATAGTAGTATCAACATGGCAATCACTATACAAAATGCCTAAACAATTTTTTGAAGACTATGGTGCAGTTATAGGTGACGAGGCACACTTGTTTAAGGCTGTATCATTAACAAAGATAATGACAAAACTAACAGATTGTAAATACAGAATAGGTCTTACAGGTACGTTAGATGATAGTAAAACACACAAGTTAGTATTGACAGGTCTATTTGGTATGGTCAATAAAGTAGTATCAACTGCTGAATTGATTGAAAGAAAACAACTTGCAAATCTAAAAATTAAATGTCTGAACTTAAAGTATCCTGAAACAGAAGCTAAAAAAGTATATGGTGTAAAGTACTTTGAAGAACTAGAATACTTAACTCAAAATAATGCTCGTAATAAATACATACGAAATCTAACCTTAGCACTTAATGGTAATACATTGTGTCTATTTCAACTTGTTGAAAAACATGGAGAGATTTTATATAAACTAATTAAAGAAAAAGTAGACCCAAAGCGAAAAGTGTTTTTCGTTTATGGGGGAACTGAAACAAATGATAGAGAACAAATCAGAGCAATCACAGAAAAGTCGGACAACGCAATTATTATCGCTTCTTTCGGCACCTTTAGCACTGGTATCAATATTCGTAATTTACACAATATTGTTTTTAGTAGCCCTAGTAAGAGCCCTATAAGAATATTACAATCTATAGGACGTGGGCTTCGTGTCGGCGATAAGAAACAGTCTGCTACAGTCTATGATATTTCAGACGATCTTACATATAAAGATAAAAAGAACTTCACATTAACACACTTTCAGGAAAGAGTTAACATCTATAATAGAGAAGGCTTTGACTATGAAATACATAGCGTGGATTTAAAATGATTTCAGACGAAGACTTTAAATTTTTATTACATGAAAGCAATGGCTATAAAAAAGCATTAGAGATAGGCACAGGTACGGGCAAAAGTTCCGCAGCTTTAAAACTAAATTGTGAGGTGTACTCCATTGACAGAAACGATATAATTGAGTATAATATAGATATAAACAGATTTATATGTGAAAGCAAAGATTATTGGAATGACTATCTACATTATGACTTTGATTTTGTTTTCATTGATGGCTCTATAGGTAAAGGTGATTGTGAAGAAATACTTAAACGTACAAAGGACTCTTTTAAAATTGTATTCCATGATTATATACCAGGTGAGAAAGATAAGAATACTAACAAAGGTTATTATAATATGAAGGCTTTAAAAGAATGTGCTATAGAACAATACAATATAATAGAGAAATTAGGTGGCTCTCATTGTGCCATGTTAACGCTTAAGAAAGATAAATAGTTATATGATTAATCGTGCTGAAGATAAACAGGTTAAGATAATCAGACTGGTTTCAGGAGAAGAAATCTGTTGTAGGTTTCCTTTGCATAAAGACCAATTACCTGAAAACTCTAAACTATTAAGGTTACAAGAACCTATGCTAATTAAATACGTACC